GGTGCATTGCAGCAAGGTAATTTCATCTTCCGGCGCTGTGCGGATTTTTTCTTCGATCTCGCGCGGCAGGTTTTTGGTGTCCGGGTAGTGGCGCTTGATGTTGCGGGCTGCGATGCGCTGGCTGTAGAACACGCCTTCGATCACGCCAAAGGGGCCTTCATCATAGGCCACCAAGGCAGCCGGCACGCTGGTAAAGCGCAGCAAGGGGCCGTGGCTGCGGCCTGACGCAAGCCTGCCATTTTCGATCAGAATGGCAGAAACGCCAGCGGCCAAATCATGCGCGGCTTCGTGCATGCAGGGATCGAAGTTGGATTGGCGGATATGCTTGAAAAGAATCTCCGTCAGCCCTTGCACTTCTGCCCGCAAGCGCTTGGTTTCGTCTGTGTCTTCAATGTCTTTTGGCAGGGTCAGTTCTGCCCAGCGCTGGCCTGGCGGAAACAAGGCATTGCAAAGCCGGGTGGCAAAGCGCGCGGTCGAAAGCATGGCCGTGCTGTCATAGACTTCTGAAATGCGTTCCTGGCCGTAGCCATAGCTGGCCCAAGCATCGCGTTCCGGCATGGCGTAGCGGTAGCATTCGCGCATGAGCGATGCGAAGGCATCCCGCTTGCGTTCGGCAGTCTGCGCGCGCTTGATCAGCGCTTCGGGTTCCATAGACATGGATCAGGCCCCCAGCGTAGGTTGCATTGGGCGCGTGCCGTCTATGATGCCGACTTCATCCAGCAACAGGGAATTGCGCCCGGCCATGCGGGCGCGCCTGGCGCGCGCCGATGCTTCGGCTGCGGCTTCCGTTGCTGTTTGGTTTTCCTTCTGTTGCTCAAGTTGTGCGGCTTGGGCTGTCAATAGTTTTGCCTGGGCAGCCTGCGCGGCAAGCTGTTCCGCCGTGGGTCCGGGGATGGTGGGCATTTTGATCTGCGGCATGGGGTTCCAGCGTTCGACCATGTTGCCGATTGGCTGGAAGATTTGTTGGAACGGCTTAAAAATATTGAAACGCATGATGGCCCCCTTAGCTGTTTGCGGTTGGAAAAACATGGCTTGCGCCAGCGCGGCGCAAGTGGCGGTAAAGCTGGTGCGGCGTGACAATCCAGGGGCGGCCAATGCCCAAAAGCGCCTTCACGAATTCCACGCAGGACATTGGGCCGCGCATCATGGCCTTTGGGGGCGGGCGGGTTTCGTCCACCAACAGGATCAGCGCGCCATGCTGTTCCTGCAAATTGCGCGCGCATTGGCCAATGCTGACATTTAGAAACTCCACCCGCGCATAGCTGCCAAGGTGTTCGGCTATCAGCGTGCAATCCGGCCCGGCATAGCGCAGCAAAAGGCAATGCCGCCAAGCGGGATGCAGGCGGCGCAGATACCAAGGCTGCCGCAAGCCATTCATTTGCGCTGGAAAGCACACAAAGGAATAGCTCGCGCCAGTGAAATCGCGGCTTGGCAGGGCGGGCAGTGTGATCATCGCGGGCGGAAGGTGGTGGCCATTTCGCCACGCTCGGGCGGTGCCTGGCGGTGATTGGCCGCGCCCGTCCGGTCATGCTGCGCCTTGTATTCCAGCAACATGGAAATTGCATTGGCTGCGGGTTCCTGGCCAAACAGGGCGGCGCGGCGCTGTAGCCAATCATAATGCCGCAACGGCAAGCGCAGCTGCACCGTCACAAAATCCACGCCTTCCTGCGGTGCTGCATCGGCATTGGGTTCATCAATGGGTTGCGTCGGTTCGATATTCAGGGGCATGTCAATTCATCCTTTGGGTTGCGAAAACATTGATCTGCGCCGCGCGCAGAATGGGCCTTGTCGCCTGGGCGCGCTTTTGGCCCCGGCCTAGGACTTCGTGATAAGCGCCACCATCCAGCAGCGCATATTGATCAGCTTCAACCAGGTGCGATGCCCAATTCTTGGCGGGCTTGGTTTCCTGCCGCACCGTGCCGGCGCTGCGCACAAGCGGGTAGAAGTAATCGCGGGAAAGGGCCTTGCGGGTCAGCGTGCAAGATGGGTCAATCAGCAAGCCCGGCACGCGGCCATCAATGAGACGCGTCATGGGCAAGCGCAGCGCTTCTTGCCGGGGTGTTGGGTCATTGGTGGGCGCTGGCGCCAAGGCGATATTGGCCACGCGTGCAACCGTATCAATCCAGCTTGCTTCACCTGCGCGGGTATCAGCGCCATGGGCGGCGGACGGATCGGCATGCGCGCGAATGGCCAGCCCGCGAAAGCGGCCTGCCAGAATTTCGGCCAGTTCTTCGCCAAACCGATTTGGGCCGGTGATGCTGCCGCCGATCTTCTCATGCGTCGAAAGCTCGGCCAGTTTGCGCCATTGGCCATTGGCGGCGCGCTGCCAGAAGCCTGCCGCCGGGGTGCCGCCGGCGTCCATGCCGATGATTAGCGGGCGGTCGAGAATATCCAAAGGCTCCTTGGCCATGTGGATATCGTCATTAAATTCCTGATAAACCGCCGTGCCGCTTTTGCTGATGCCGGGCTTATTATGCACCATGCGCCGAGCTTCATCCGGTTTCAGCACCTTCAGCATTTCGGCATAGAAATTTGCGGGCAGCACGCGCATGTTTTCCGCATCGGGATCAAGCCCGCCTGGCTGACGGAATAGCTTATGGCCATCGCGCGGCTGATCCATGAAATCGGTCAAAACCCAATTGTCGAATTCCGGGGCGTTGCAGGTGCCCCAGGCGAGCTTTGGATTGATCCCAATGGTTTCGCGCGGGTAACGCCCGCACCGGGACCATACCCAAGCCAGCGTTTCAGGCAGCATCAAATCCACTTCGTCAATATAGGCGAAGGAACCTTCCCAGCCGCGCATCGCTTCTTCAACGCGCTGATCGCCAAGGGCGATAAATTCCACCGTCATGTGAATGGGCAGGCCATCGCCGGGGTGTGTCAGCGCCAGTTCATGCGTGGCGGGGTCCCCAGCGCCGCCGCGCCATACGCCCATATTGCGCGGGAACCATTGGTTCCAGCTTGCCATGGTGGTTTTTTCAAGGTCTTTTTGCAGGCGACGGATGACGCCAAATTTGACCTTGCGCACCCCACTTGGCGCGGCTGGCCAAAGGTAAGACATGACATGCCCGCGCATCAGCCCCGTGGTGGTTTTGGCGCTACCAACCGGACCCATTAGGACGGAGATCGGGTTTTCATTTTCAAGGAAGGCTGCGCCAACCGGACCGGGCGGTTCCCAAACGGCTGCGGTCATGGTGTGTTTGCCGTGGTGAAGCGCACTGCCACGCCGTCATATTCAAGGGGCGGCAGAAGCGACAAGGCTTCATTAAGGGCCTGCACCGCTTTGGCCGGCTGTTGGGTGGCCATATAGGTTTTGGCCACCACTATCAGCGTGCGGATTTCATCAACGGCTTCCGGCACCATCATGATGGCTGCCCTTTTAGCGCCAGCGCTTCATGCAAAATTCCCTTGGCGCGCGTGATCTTAGACCAAAGGACACTGACGCCATGCAATTCCATTTCATTGTTGGCGGCGGTATTAAGCTTTTCCACGGCTTCGGTGATCAGCATTTTATTGACAGATGCGAGCATGCGCTTACCCGCTTCATCAAGCGGCACCTGTTGTTCACTCGCCATTTTCATTCCCCTCACCATCCAAAGCCAATTCCACGGGGATCAGCGTGCATCGCGCCGTCACGCCGCCAAAGCGCAAGGTGCTGCCGGTGCTGGCGCCCTCCGCACTTTCCAGCGCGCTTTTCCAGCCGCCGGCGGCACCGCTGCGCGGCTTCCAATGCGTGTCCCGGAAAATCTGCGCCAAGCCCGCATGGCTATTGGCCACGGCAAGCCAGCCAAGCGGGTTCTTGCTGGCCGGGTCTTCCAGCGGGCGGTCCTTGACTTTCATCGGATGAAAGCGCAGCCCAATCGCTTGCAGCACGCGGTTGGCGTCATCGCGTTCACCGCGAAAGGGGCGGCGCGGCTCGCCCGTGTCAGTGTCCTGCAAAACGGCGCGGCCTGCGGCAACGGCAATCACCGTGCCGATGGCGCGCTGCTCGCCAGATTTGAAGCCTTGGCACATCATGCTTGTCAGGTGATCAAGGCACCAGCGCCATTCCGGGCGTTCCTCGGCGCGTTCGCTTTTGGTGGCGTCCACCATGCGCGCCACCATTTCCGCCCGCGTATCGCTATCGGCTGGCGCGTCATGGCGCAGCACGTCTTGCACTGCCAACAGCGTGCCGAATTGGTCCGCCTGGCGCGCATCCATCCCCGCGGTCATCAGGCTATCGCGCCAGATTGGCAATTCTTCCTGGAACGCATGCCAGCGGTCCATCATCCGCCGGAAGATGCGCTTGCCCAGCGTTTGCAATTCGTCTTCCGTCACCAAAGGCGGGCGGCCTGTGGTAACGCGCTTCATGTCCAGGAAGATGATGCGGCTGGCATCCTGCGCTTTCAGCGGCGGGCGCAGCACGGATGCAAACAGGCCCATGAACCTGGCCGCCTGCGTGATCACTTGCTGATCCGTGGTGGCGCGCATCACCAAACCGCCACTGGCGGCAAGGCGCATCAATTCCACCTTGGCATTTAGGCGGGACATTTCTTCCGATGGCTCGGCTTCATCATGCAGCACGGGAACGGCGTCATGCTGTAGCGCTGCCCGGATGGATGGGGCTGAAGCATCCGCCACAAGCCGCGCGTAATCCCCGCGATGCAGCAATTCGGCAATCACGCCCATCAGGGTGGATTTCCCTGATCCGCGTTCCCCGGCAATCCAGGCTTGCGGGCGCCAGCGCAGCGCACCGCAGATAAACGCGCCAGCAATCCAGCCGGTCAGCAAAATCGGATCTATCTCAGGCCGTCGCCACTGCCATTTGGAAAGCAGCGCCAGCAATTGTTCGCCCGGTCCATCCGGGCCATCGGTCTGATATTCGCGCGCCGGGCCGGGGCGGGATGGCCGCACGGGGTAGATATGTCGCCCGCGCGCGCCGGGTCTTTGGGTCGCACCGCCGGCAATCAGCGTGCCGCCAAGATGCACAACCAGGTCGTCATCCTCGCCCGCCCATGCGCCCGTGCCGCGCAAGCGGTCTTCACCGGACCAGGCGCCTTCAACGGCGCAAGCATTGATGAGCGCACCCGCAACATCATCCGGCCGGAAATCTGTGGTGACGCCTTCCTTGGTGGTTTTCGGCCAATGCTTCCGCAGATAGGTTTCATTGGGCGCGAATAACCC